TACGATTGGTGCAAAAAGAAATGTTAGTAAGAAATACGAGGAATTAACAGAGGTTAAAAATGCTCGTATGAAACAAATGGAACGTATGACACGCTTACTTGGAACGTGTGCAACATACGTTATGTTCAATGAAGAAAAACAAGAATTTGATTATCGTCCTATTTACTATTTTGAACCCTACTTTGGCGATAACGTTTATAAACCAGAAGCGATCGTATATCCTATGATGCACGGACACGCTGACACATCTGATACGCAAGAATTACAATATGCGTATTGGGATTCACAAATTTGTGTCAAATTTGACGAAAATGGTAATATTCTCGAAGAAGTAAATCACAATCTTGGTATTCTCCCTTTTGTATTTACTCACAGAGAAGAACAGTTGGATTCTTTTTTCGTTGAAGGTGCTTCTGATTTAGTTAGTGCAAACGAACACGTTAATATCACAATGACAGAGATGCAATTAGGATTGCGTTTCCAAATGTTCGGACAACCAGTTATTTCTGGTTTAATTACTGACAATAACCAAGTCAGAGTAGGTTCAGATGAGATTTTATCATTGCCAGAAGGAAGCAGTTATAATATTGTATCTCCACAAGGTAGTGTAGAATCCGTTATTGAAAATATTAAATGGCAAATAGAATTGGTGGCGTTGAACAATCATTTATTCGTTACTTTCGCACAATCAGGTGGAGAAGTCCCAAGTGGTATCTCCCTAATGATTAAAGATTTAGAACGCCACGAAGATTTTATTGATGATAAAGAAATATATCGTCAATACGAACACGATTTCTATAAAGTTGAATATGCTATATCTCAATTCAACGATTTAGGATTACCTGATCCAAAACGATTTAAAGTAGATTTCTCTGAAGTTGAATATCCGATGACTACCCAAGATAAGATTATGTTGAACGAATATAAATTAAAACATAACCTTGTTACCGAAGCTCAATTACTCGCTGAAGAAAATAAAGATATTAGCGTAGAAGAAGCTGAAAAAATTATTGAAGATAATAAAGAAAAGAACGGTTCAAGACAAGTTCAACAACCTATTAATCTATTACAAGAGGTAGAAGAAGATGATCAAGATTCAAGTGAAAACTAATGCTGACTTTGACAAAGTAGTTAATAACCTTGATTCTATATTATTAAATGCTATATATCGCCCTATAGGGACAGAAGCAAAAAACCAAGTTCAGGAAAGTATTAAGAGTGGAATAGATATGGAAGGAAAACCTTTTGAACCACTATCTGTTTTTTATGTTGAAAATAATGCCTACGCTGAAAGAAGTATAAATGATACACCTTTACTCGCAACAGGTAAATTGTTAAAAAGTATTAAGATGCAAACATTGGAAAATGGCGTAAGGGTATTTTCAAAAGTTGGGTATGGTGGGAAACATTTAAAGAAAGGACATAAAGAAACATTTAAAACAAAGAGTGGAAAAACAAAAACTGCAACAATACCACAACGACTATGGTTTTATAGAGATAAAGCACACGCAGTTGATAGATTGATAGAACCTCTTGCAAGGCAAAAAATTATATTTGAAAATAACTTTATGTCGCAATTAAAAGTTCCAATGCGTAATTTGGGTAAAGCTCTTACAGTATAATGGATAAATTATTAAAAGAAATATTAAAACTCGTATTAGAAATCAAAGAAATCTCTGAAAGCAATAATAGTATATCTGGTATAAACAATGAGCTATTGGGTTTTCTCTGTAAACAAAGTTCCTTACTACCACAACAATCTCAAGAAGATTTTATTTCTGTTTCAATGAAAATGTCTGAAATCTTTGACAAGTATAATATTAGTCCTGACGAGTTTGGGATTTCTTAACATTTTCTAATTCATACAACTTTTCTAACCACTTTCTTCGTTCGGCATTGGTAGGACGCTTTGCTGGTAATGGTTCTAACCCTACTTTTTTAGCTCGTTGTAATAATGCATATCTATTTGCTTTATCCTCTTTACGCTTTTTCCTATAAGACTTTGTTCCTTTCTTTATTTTCTCTACTGCTTTCTTTTCCTCTTGTTCTCTTTTTTTAGGTTTGTCGTTTTTAGGATTTCTTTCTGGAAGGGTATCTATCACTTCTTTGACTTCTTCGCTTTCAGCATCAATTATTTCCCAATCTGCATCTTTTGCCTTTAAAAACTTTTCAAATGGACTATCTACGGTTACATTGATGTTTTTAATCAGTTTACCACTATGCTCAAGCACCAATCGCCCTGCCATTACATTGCCTTCTACTGCTTCTCGTATCATACTGCTTAATACCATTGGCAATTTGCTATTAAATACTGTCATATAGCTTTTATAATACATATCCACAAATTTGTCATCAGAAAACCAATTATGTATCGTTTGTGGGG